ACAATATCATTATATAGATTATATATAATATTTATACCTTTTTTCCTGTAAATAACATAGAAGAAAGTAGACGAAAATAAATTATAAATATAAGAACATACTTATAATTTTAATGGAGAACCTGGGTATCGATCCCAGTACCTCTCGCATGCTAAGCGAGCGCTCTACCATCTGAGCTAGTCCCCCTTCAATATACCTAAATACAAATAATTATGCTAAATAACGCAATTATTTATATTCTTCCTTAATTTCGTTCGTTAAATAAGTGTTCTTACTAATTGCTCTAATGATTTTATTAGTTTCTTTTTGATCATTTTCTATATCAGTCATCGAGTTAAAAACTAGGCTGGTTAATTTGCTTTGTAAATTATCATTATCTTCCCATCCTCTATTAGCGTCTTTCCATTTATTAATCATTGTCCTTTGTTTTAAAGCTATTTTCTTAATACCCATCAATACTCCATTTAACTCTACATCCTTTTCCCATACATCATTGTCCTTTACATACATCGTCTTCCTGGATGCATCTGTGCAATGAATAGGTCGCTCCAATATATCCATATTATTTAGGCCATCAGTAATCATATGGGTTATGGTCTTAGTTAAGCCATTTTCTATAGTATGGTCATAAGTTTCATTAGTAATAGGTAATGAATCAATAAAGTCAGTCAAATTCATAGCATTTTTGCAGTGTTCATTTAAAAACATTTGAATATTAAAGTTATTTGTATTATGACTATTAGTATTGTTATAACTATGTTCAGCATTTCCCTTGAGTTGTGGAAGGACATCTAAGAACTTATTTTGAAATTCTTTGTTTTCTTTCAAAAGTAATACAATTAACTCCTTGAAATCCGCTTGATTATCTTTACAATAATCGATCACTACATTAGTCATATTATTATTATTATCTACATGTGTAGTAGCGGTTTTTGTCGCCAACGATGATAATTTATTTTGATATTGAAAGCAGTTACTTCGATGTCTATAATAGGAACTACTGTGATTGAAATTCTTACCACAATCACAATTATAAACAGATCTGACATTTATATTAGGTGTGGCGACATTTTTAGAGTTCTGTATAGCATTTTGTAGCAATTGTGTAGCATTTTTATGTTTTGTAGTAGAAATATGTTTTTTCCAGTCACTTTTTTTACTACATTCATATAAACATATTTCACATACATATTTTTCGGCGAGTTTTGGCGAGTTTTGTATAGCATTTTGTAGCATATATATAGCATTAGACAATTATCTCTAAATACTTTCCCAATTAAATATAAAATTTTTCAGTAACAAAATTAAAATTATTTTTTTTGAATTTAGACCATTATGCTCACAATCACTTTTTTTCAACTTTTTCCAATCCTTTTTCCAAAAATCAAAATTCAACACAAAAAACCTGTGTGTTTTTTTTAAAATTCCAAATGACTTTTGAAAATTTGTGAAAATGTAAAATACCTACATCTATCGTTTACAGACCGATATTTTTGGCCTATTTCCTTCTCTACACGATGTAGACAAAGCACTACATTATCAAAACAAATATATTTCCTTTTTTGTTGAAAAAGCTCGCTTGACATCAAGCCAATGTTAAAAAAACATCCGCTAGATTCCTGAATCCAAAAAACCCAAATGCATTTATCCGGAAATGAGGATAAATTCCGTCATAATAACCATAGAACCTTTTTTTCAGTAAATTAATGTAGTATAGATTTTACAATACATTAATAATTATGCACTTGAAGAATGGCGTTTACAATATTCCCCTTGGTCCGTAATTTTTATTCCACAAGTTTCCCCTTTTCTCTTTCCACTCTTCAAGACAGCTTTACATAAACAGACTGATTCTTCTGTAGTTTTCTTTTTGGAAGTAGTTTTTTGATGAATATTGCAAAAACATCCGTTTGATGAATGAAACGCAGTTTTAGGACATTTAATACCTTTATTTTTTCCTCCTTTGAAGATGTAAGAACATTCTTTAAAATCCATACATAATTTTTCTGGAGAATTAACTCCATTAATATAATTCATTTGATTATTCAAGCGAATATGTGGTAATAATTTATTGACTTTTTGTCTACAATAAGGACACTTGATTTGATTAAATAATAATCTATCAATTTCTAAACCAACAAAAGAACCTGTTTTTTGATTGACTACTTCTTTGTATAATGGAAAAAAATTGAAAGAATGATTACATGGTAAAGTTATTTTATTTTCGTCTAGCGGGATATTTGTTAATAAACACACATTTTCCTCTTCATCATCGGAGACTAAGTTATTTAGTTGTTCGTAAAAATTTATATTATCTTCTATTATAATATTCATTTAAAGAATAATCAAAAAAAATCTTTATATCTATTTTATAATTAATGACAAAAACATGGGGACCGTGCACTTGGTTTTTATTCCATACTTTAGCAGAAAAAATCAAAGAAGAACAATTTAACACCAATAAAGAAGTTTTATTAAACTTAATTATTCGTATTTGTGACAATCTTCCATGTCCAGATTGTGCATCACATGCTCGTCAACAAATGGCTAATTTAAATACAAATACTATCAATACGAAAGATGATTTAAAAAATATGCTTCATTCCTTTCATAATCTAGTTAATCAGCGTTTAAATAAACCTTCCATATCAAAAGAAGAATTAAATAACAAATATAAATTAGCTATTACTTCCAATGTAGTGCAATATTTTATTCAAATATGGAGTAAAAGATCGCATAATCCAAAGTTAATGACGGAAGATTTGCACAAATCTAGAGTAGTAACTGAATTTATAAATTGGTGGCGTCAAAATTATCATTTATTTAATCCATAAATTATTAATTATTATTTACTAATAATTTATTGACCTTGATTAGCTTCACCAATTATTTCTCCGTTCTTGTATACAAAACATTTAAATGTTTGTTTTTTGGGACGAGAACAAACCACATTGTTTGAAGGCTCAGCATTAAAAAATAATAAATCTTCATGTCCAGTTTTCCAAAGGGAAATAAAATATAATATACCTAAAACAGTTCCGACTAAAAATCCTAAGACGATTCCACCAAAATTAGTACATCCTCGTGTAAACTTAGTGAATGCATCTATTATTAAAAGTGCAGATATAAACATTAAAACAGGATAATTAACGGATGAAATATATTGCATAGGAAGATATAAATACCACAAAGTAAATGATATAAACATAGTATTAAAGGCAGGACTAATATATTCATTTAAATTCATAGGAAAATCTATTAAATTGCATGCTGGTGATGGAATTTTATCTGGTTTCACTTTTAATGTATTCATTATAAACAAGTTAACTACTGAAGCTATCAAAATACCTCCTAAATAGACTAATCCTTTAATATCAGAATTAAAAAGAGAAATCATAACAAGAAAAAATGCTAATAATAAAGGAGAAATAGTGGAGAAAAATTGTAATATATTACTAAAATTTAATTGCATTGCCATGATATATATACTATCAATAGAATTAATCTTCCAAAATTATATTTAACACTTCAGATATATGTTCTACTTTATGAAATTTAATATCTCCAAAAATATTTTTATCTTTGTATTTTTCTACAAAATCTACATAGTCTTTTTCGTTTTCTTTTGGATATATAAATTCCTTTACTCCTCCTTTTAATCCTCCCAATATCTTTAAATCTAATCCTCCTATTGCCGTTACACATCCTTGTAAATTTATTTCCCCTGTTATCGCTATTGTATTTTTTATTTTCTTCCCTGATAATAAACTATAAATGGCACTAGTTATGGCTGTTCCTGCACTCGGACCATCCTTAGGCACAGAACCCTCCGGACAATGAATATGAATCCCTTGTAATTTTGTTTCTTCAGCATTTTTTATCACTTCTTTTAATTTATCCTTCTCTACTAAGGATGTAGCTAAGGTTTTGGCTACTGTCATACTTTCTTTCATTACATCCCCTTGTAAACCTGTTAATTTCAGATCAAAAAAAGATGTGCTAGGGAAGAATTTAACTTCAATAGGAATAATTCCTCCTTGACCCATCGAGTTGGCCCATAAACCATTAATTACACCTATTTGAGATTGTAGTGGTATTTTCTTTAATAAATTTTCATGATAGTTTTTCAAGTATTTATATTTTATATCTTGATTAGTGACCTTGATTGGTAATTGAGTGGATTCAAATGATTTTAAACAGGATAAATTAATCTCTCCAATTATTTCAAACAATAATTCTTTAAATTTTCTTATTCCCGGTTCATTTGTATAATTTTCAACTACATAAATAATATTTTCATCCGAAATTTCAATACATCCCTCTAAACCCATATTTTTATAAATTTCCGGTAAAATATGTTTTTTAGTTACAACTAATTTATCCTCTATTGTTAAATGTTCAAATTTAATGCGATGAATTCTATCTAATAAGATTTTATCAATTGCAGAAACATCATTATAAGAAAAAATAAATAAAGCTTTTGATAAATCTAAATCAATACCATTAAAATACTTATCCTGAAATACATCATTTTGTGTGGGATCTATTAAATGAGTTAATATTCCTATAATTTCTTTTCCATGTTCCGTCTTACTTACTTTATCTAATTCATCTATAAATATTATCGGATTCATACATTTATGTTTAATTAATATATCTACAAATTTACCCCATTCGGACCCTACATAAGTGTAGTTGTGTCCATTTAAAGTGCTTCCATTATCTTGCCCTCCAATAGCTATAAATGAAAAAGGACGACATTCTCCATTGTCGTCTTTTAAACAATTCGCTAATCCCTTTTTAGCAAAACTTGTTTTACCTGTACCGGGTGGGCCTTCAAAACCAAAACTATATCCAGTTTGTTCGCCATTGATCCATTGAGCTAATATTCTCTCTATTTGAGTTTTTGCTTTTTCATGTCCATGAACGGCATTATTAAGAATTTCTCTCACCTGATTCATATAATTGTTTATTTCTTTCCATTTATTTTCAATCAACTCTATTTCTTCTTTAATAGATTGTGTTATATTTCCATTTTGAATATTTTTGTTATTTAATAAATCATTCACTATTTTTTCGTTATTTTTAATTTCATTTAAAAATTCAATAATTTGATATTTCATATATTCTATTTTTTTACCTGAATGAATGAGCTTATGGCGTTTCATTTTATTTTGCTTTATAATATTATTTATATTACAAATATTTACTATCAACACATTTCTTTTGTCTGGAGTATAAACTTTAATTAAAGAATCTATTACCGAATCTCCAATATTATGAATATATTTTTTTTTTATTTGCTCACATGCATTTTTTATTTCTATATTGGTATAATTTGTTTTTTCCATTATAAAATTTTTATCTATTTTTTTTACTTTTTCAATTATTAATTTGAATATCTCTCTTATATGTGTCATTGTATTTAATACTGGTTCTTGTTTGTATATTCCAAATGGTATTTTTAATAGTCCTTCCAAATAGGTTCTTGCTTTTGAACCATTATCATCTGTTTTAGATTTCACTTCTTTTAATTTATTCATTGCTTTTTCTTTTATTGAATCTGATGCTTTCATTAAACAAATTTGTTGCTCCAAAGGTATTTTACTATTATCAAAATTAGAGAGATTATTTGTATAGGAAATTGTTTGCTTCATTGCATCCTTGAAGAAACTTTTTATTTTCCATGGTAAACTATCAAATAATAATGTCTGATCTGTTGTATCAATTGTTCCATTATTATCATTTGACAATAAATCATATAATAAATAAGATAAATATTGGTATTCATGTTCGTCTGATTTTAATAATAATTGAATTAATGTTTTCCTTTGCCCAAACAAATCATTGTTTATAAATTCTTTTACTACTTGAGATATCGTTTTTTGTTTTATTAATTTCACTTGATTCATATACCCTTCATATTTATTTAATATTTCATCTACAGAATAAATTATAAACTCTTTTAAAGTAAGCGATTGAATATATTTGTCAAACGATTTCTCATCATAATCCACTATTGTATTTGATTTTTTTATAACTTCTTCTATCAAATTATTTAGATAATCATTATTTATACAAGTAGTTAATATTTCATCTACTAATCCAGCCACTATTATTGTTTTTTTCTCCTTTTCATTATGAAAAGCTATTTTAATTCCATATACTTTTGATTGAAATGTTTTACTAGTTCGTGATAAATCGAAACAATCTAAATTATTTGATTTTTCTACAATAATAAAATCTTCAATGATTTTATTTTTTTCTAATACTTTATCCGAATAGTTTTTTCTCTCTGTTTTCCATGGCATTACTTTAAAATTAATAGGATGCACATAAGATTCAATTAATTGATATTTATTTATATCCCAATCCATTGAACTTATATATTCGTCCCCATAAACAATGTTTAACAAATCCCTTATATTTTCGGTTCCGTAATTTTTAAATATACTATGTAAATCGGTCCTAATTGTTTCCAAATTACTTTTTACTTTGTTTGTATTTTGTTTGTTTTTTAATAATATTAAATTATTTGATAATTCTACATATAAATGCTCCAAATTTTGGGTTGCTGTATTTAATTCATTTGCACCTATTATGTCCAATTGTTTATATTTCTGAATAGATAACAGGGTTTTTTGAATTAATAGATTAAAATATTCAATCGTTTCCTCTAGTTGACTTTTTATTGTTGTTGAAGGAGACGGTGGATTTTTTTTATTGCTATTTGACGAAATGATTATATTTTTCATTATTATATTATAACGATTTTAAAAATCCATTTTTAATTTATTATTATTTTTTTTAATAAATGGCTAAATGTTACAACCCTTTATATTGATTTTTAAACTATATTAAAAAAATGATTCTATATTATAAAATGGGTATACCAGCTTACTTCTCACATATTATTAAAAATTATCCAAATATTTTACAAAAATTTCAACAAAAATTTTTAGTAAATAATTTATTTTTGGATAGTAATTCAATTATTTATGACTGTCTTAGAGTTATTGATTATAGTGGAAATAATAATGATTATGAACGAAAGTTAATTAATGCTGTATGTAAAAAGATTGAAACTTATATACAGCAAATTTCTCCTACTAACATTGTTTATATTTCTTTTGATGGTGTTGCACCAGTTGCCAAATTAAACCAACAAAAAAATCGACGATATAAATCTTGGTTTATTCAACAATATGAACCTAGAACTAAATCTTCCTGGGATAGCACTGCCATCACTCCTGGAACTGAATTTATGAATAAATTAAATTTACAAATCAAATATCATTTTAGAACTACAATTCCATTTAAAGTTAAGAAAATTATTATCTCTGGAAGCGATGTTCCAGGGGAAGGTGAACATAAAGTATTTGAATATATTCGTGAAAATAGTGACATAAAAGAACAAAAAACTGTTATTTATGGTCTTGATGCTGATTTGATTATGCTCACCATAAATAATTTATCTTGTTGTAAAAATATGTATTTATTCCGTGAAACACCCGATTTTATTAAAAATATTGACAAATCTTTGGATCCTAACTACTTGTATGTAGTAGATATTCCTCAATTTAAAGAACAATTGGTTTATTATCTTAATAATGATAAAATACCTGAAGAAGATGTAGAGCAAAATCGTGTATATGATTATA